TCCACCTTACCCAGTGTTTCCGTCGCACTGTCAAATATCTTTTCCACATCGTCTTTAGTCACTGGGCGGCCTTGTCTAGCCGTCTCTACCAACTGCTGTTGTATATCATCTGTCATGGAAGCAGGAATATTGGGAATATCTTCCGCGGCTACACTAAGATTGTATAAACGGACTGTCCCTGGTTTACGCGCTTTGGGCTTTGGTTTTTCGGGGACTGCCGGTTTTTCTACGGGCGTAGTTTCCTCTGGAGTTACGGGCGGCTTCTCCGCCACAGCCTCCACATCTACCTCTGTAGGTACTTGTTCGGGTGCAGTAGGTTCAGGTGCAGTCGGTTCGGGTGCGGTAGGTTCAGGTGCAGTCGGTACTTGTTCAGGTGCAGTAGATGCTGTTTGTTTTGCTGCTGACGGAGGTGGAGTAAATGCCGGCGTGGTAGGCTCTATCCCCTCCAAAAGAGGAGCCTGTTTACCATACACTTTATTCTGTTCAGTTATTAACTGATTCAATATGTCTTCTTTGGTAATACTAGGTAATTCAAATAGTGCTTGTTGCGCGGGAGGAGGCATCTTTTCCACTGCCGCCACATAACCATTCAAAAACTCTCGCATACGTTTAGTGGCCCGCCCATATTCGTTAAAATACTGCAACAGTATCTTCTGAACGGGAGTCAACTCCTCACCAAACATGCTGATTTGGCCTAAGTAATCATCTACCCGTTGGCCCTGCGCCTTCAAAGTTGCCAATTTATCTACCGCCGCAGCAATATCCGCCCCCAGACTATATTCGGCAGGTAACAAATCTGCACGGATTTTACTCTCTAAGCGGGACATTCTAGGCAAACTGGCAAATAAGGCGTGCTCTACATATTTAACCGTCGGGTCCAGACTCTCAATAAAGGCACTAGCGAGTCGCTTACCTGCGTCGCCAGGGTATGTTTTCATAAATAGGGCGGCTTTGAGCCTAGCCTTACCCGCCTGATTCAGTGTCCCCTCGCCTGTGACGTAGGCCGCACGTTCATTTTTGGGAATAGTGCTCACAAAATACTTTACAAAATCCTGATTGGACGCAGCATCCAACGCCTGGTCAATACTCTGGTCACCACTTACTGCGATATTAGATACCATCTCATCAGACAGCCGCTCAGCATCCACGCGAGCCGTCTCCAAAGGAGACATACTCATAACAGCGGTAGCATTAGCCTCACTAACAAACTGACTACGGTCAACATCTGTTATTCTCTCACGCACCAACACAGGGTCTTCAATCCCTTTTATATCATCGGGAGTTAGCCCATACTCTGGCAGTACTTCTCGTAACCGTTGTTGATACGCTTCCCATTTATCGGGTACAGCCTGCCGAGCACGACGCAATGCCAGGACACGGCCGTTCCCACTCTCCACAATCATATCTGGGCCTACTATCATTGGCCCTCTGTCTAATTGTTTCACGTCCTCTAGCAATTCATCAGGATTTAGTGCCGAAGCGATATTCTCAATCTGGGCCTGACTAGCCGCCCTTTCACGTAATCTAGGCTGTAATTCCGCAGGAAACTTGGGATTAGCCGCCAAAGCATCCGTATGCGACGGTACCAAATCATTCAAACTAACCACCCGCAAACGAAACTTATACTCTTTGTTGGGGTCAGTAATACCACGAGCGGAGGTGATAGGTGTGACCTGTTTGGTGACAGTCTTTGGTACAGGTACTTTTTCATACTCGGCGAGACTAGAAGGCAGCCCAACCCTGACCACCACATAGTGTTCAGCATCACTGGCTAACTTTACCTCGTAAAACTCTGCATTGGGAAAAGTACGATATAGATAAGGCAAACCAAACGTCAATGTGTTTACACGTTGCTCAGCATTTATCGCCTCTGGTTCATAGAAAACTTTAACTACATCCTCTGGTTTAATCTCTCCTACAAAAGTGTAAGGATGATGTGGCCCTACATTCTCTCCCTTGAAATTACGAATCTCTGCCTCATAAATACCACCATATTGAAATGGCTTTGTAGACACATGTAAATTATCCCCGACCAGGGCAGCAGGGTCATCAACCGCCCTATACACAATACGACCATGCGGCGACTCTGGTTTGCGCTTCTGTAGTATTTCTTCCACAGGGATAGGCTTTTCTAATAATTTACCTCCTTGAGAAGGTAACGTCGTCATCGTTACCTCCGCCTCTGACACTGGCTGAGAAGGCTCTGGAAGCGTTTCTAGGGGACTTACTTCTTCCACTACAGCAGGAGACGCGGCCTGTTTAGGGGTTTCTGGAGGCCTTGCTTCTTCCACTACAGTAGGAGAAACAACCTCCTCTGCCTTACGTACTGAGGTGGGCAATACCTCTGGTATAACATCTATCTTTACCCCTTCTGTCTCGCGTAATATAGCATCAAAGTACGCCCTGACCTCCTTTGGGTTGGGGTACTTCATAGCCTGTAATCCTTCCAAAATAGTCCGTCGTAATTCTGGGTTTATATCACGCGGAATATTTTCCAATACTTCTTTATACTGACGATATAACTCCTCCTCAAACTTAGTCAGATAAATCCGTAAACGAGCACCCTGCTCAGCATCAGCCGACAATTTAAAATCTAAACCTTGTAACCAAGCAAGCGGATTACGCTTACCACCAGGCAATGGCTGTGAAGATACATGCTCAAGCACATCTTTCCAGTGGTCAGCCACATTCTTATGAATCGCCGGCGTAGCATAACTTATCCGTCCCGTTACCGTACGCCCGAACGTCCCAAACGCTTCGCGTGGTATCTCCCCAAACGCCAAACGATACGCATCCACATCATCTACTAGCCGGCGGAAAGGATTAACCCCCTCCAACATAGTCTTCAACACATTGTCCGTATAGTTGAAGATAACCCACGCTGGTCGAGCACCCAGTACGTGGGCACTCCACGCACTTTCTATAGTCTTCAACCAGCGAAAAGCCTTCATCCTTCCAATAGAGGCAGCCGCATCGTACACACTGCCCCAGACTTTTCTGTTGGCAGAGCGTCCTAATGCTAGGGCATTATTATGTGCAGCCGCCGCTATAATACGCCCAAACGCCGCCTTGTCCTTCGTTTTATCTAGGACGGCAGCAGCCCTGCTAATAGTTTCCTCGTCCAGGAAACGGGACACATACTCAAACTGCCCATGCAAATATTTAGGCAGTCGAGCCAGCATATCAGGGTCACGTCCAAATAATGCGGGCAAATTGATGCGAGGGTCCACATATCGTACATAATCTACTACGTCCCCTGCTGCATTCGCTACCAAGCCCGCTTTAGTCTGGGCAGTCAACTCCCCTAACCAAGCACCCTGTGGAATACGGCGGGCTATCGCCGTCACACCTCGCATTAAACCTTTCACAGGAATACGAACAGGGGCAGTTACCACCCGATTGATAGGGGCCAGTACGTGGGCGGGGATTAGGTTTAGTGGGTCTAATACCAAACCAGCCCCCATCTCTACCAATGGGTTTTCTGTTAACATTCCCGCTTCTTCTGGTGTGTAATTACGTTTAGGTAATACCTGTCCATGCTTACCCCTCAGCACCAGGCCAGGTATGTCTCCATAAAACCTTAATTTTTCGTATTCCTCCGCAGCCACCGGATTTACAAGATGTGTATATCTAAACCCCGCTGCTTCCTCCCACATCTTTTCAATCCCCTCTTGGTAACCAGTATCAGGCATTACCGTTTGTCCAGGGGGTAATGCACCACCAGGGGGATATACTTTACCAGTTGGATAGTCCACATAAGACAAGGGAGAAAATGGGCTGTTGCGTATAACAAAACCAACGGTTTGCCTAACTTTCTCCCATACATTAATAGCATCCCACGCTATAGGTACACCTGTATTCCGCAACCAATCTGTCACAGGCTTTACCACATCATTACCAAAATCCATAGGAGACACGGCAGTGGGCATCCGCTGTTGTGCTACATTCTCTTGTAATTGCATCAAAGGAGATAAGGCTTCCTGCAATCGCCTCTGTGCTTCTGGTATCTCTACTCCAGCCACAGGTAAAGGCAAATACACCTGCGACATGTTTGGCTCAGGTGTTTCAGGCTCAGGTTGAGGTGGAGGAGGCGGCACTGTGTCATATGTCCACCAGGGCATTGCTACCCAATTCTCCAGTTGCTTATCATCTTTGGGGGTAGTGATACCCTCATTAAATATGTTGGGTAACTCGAATTGAGCCTCCAATAAGACATCAGGATTAGTAATATTCTGTAGTATCCGCCCAACAATATCTTCCGCTTTATTCCATTCTTCCAAACGATTGTCTATCACCATACGCTTATAACTCACCAGGGTTTGCTAACATAGGTACTTGTGTACGATACCAGCCTTTTTTAGTATCCCAACGTAACGAGGCTAATCTTTGTTGAGCACTGAAGGGAGCCTTCATTAATGCGTCAATAAACTTTTGCCATCCCTGTGTCCAGTCAGTTTCAGTTAATCCAGCACTGTCTAATCCCAATTGGCGGGCGGTTTCTTGTTGAAATTGCTGGAAAGGCGTCGCCTCCTGGCCCGCTTCTACCTTCGTAGCAAGCGGATTAGTTGGCTTAACCTCAGCATTTTGTACCGTTTCTTCTAAGTAACGCACCCAATCACGAAGATACGTAGGCAACTGTGCCGCCTGTTGTGGAAACTCTACCCCAAGTATTTCCCCCACTGTCTGCTCAGAAGGTTGATTAGACACAGAAGGAGGAGGGGTACCACGTGACGCATACCAATGCGCACGCCAATCGTTTTCCGTAGGCGGTCTGCCATACGTATCTTGAAATTGCCGACTCCACACATAATCCCGTACATCATCGCCAGTAGGCAAACGACCGTGTTGTTTTTGAAACTCCCGTATCCAACGATTTATTTCCGCATCACTATAATTAGCCATTTTTCATCCTCGACCACAAATACGCCATATTACTTACATACTTGATAAATTGTTCATCCCCACGTGTTTGTCTGATATACTCTAGACTCTGTGGCGTATGTTGAAGAAACCGAGTAAGTTGTTGTTGGGGCGTAAGTATATATCGCCTTTCCTGTGGTTGTATATGAATCAAATGACGAGACATACGTCCCACAGTGTGCGCCATCCTATCTGCCATACGGCGTGCTAAACGGTCAGCATCCATTACTCCACTCCAGAAGGCGTGACACCCATCATGTTAGGCTGCCCCGCTGGTATCTCCTGTGGCCTCCCACCTTGTTGCCCTGCGGCTTGCTGGAATGCCCGCTTCATCATTTCCATTGTATCAGGCTGCGTAGTCTGAATTGCATTTACTGGACTTTGCGCTGCTAACCCTGCTTCTGCACCAGGTCGTATCATCCTCTCCCGTTGGGGCTGGGCTGGCTGTTGTAACCGTTGCATCAGTGCCGTTACATCCAATCCTGCCCTATCAGCCGCAAGTAAAGCCAGAGCCGAGCCAATCTGCGGATTATTCAGTAAAAACTTATCCATATAAACCAAGTCTTCTTCGTCTTCCAGATTCTGCCCCACCAAATCACCAAGTGTTTGTTGTACGACATTACGCACAGTCTCACTAGACAATACTGACAATTGTAGTAATGTAGCCAACATTCCTACAATCTGCGGTTCATCAGTGGGCAGCGATGTGGATAACCGTACCTCATTACGATAATATGTACCGATTACATCTGGACTAATTATCACCTCTTGTGCACCGTTTGGAGTTTTGCCATAAACAATGTGCGGATTAGTAACCTTATTGGCAATAATACGTAACATTAATTCATTGAGACGCATTAATGCTTTCTCTATGGCTTCCTGCATAAAAGCAATCTTCATTAAAACAGGAGTACGTAAGAGAGACATACTTACACCCGATAACCGTCCAACATACCGACCATACATATGACGAGGCAACGTGGTATCCTCAATCATCCCCATCAACGTTTCCAATTGGACATCCACCTGAGGAGGAGGCCCTTGATGCTCAAGATATGATACCCTTTCATCAGGCGTAATGGTAATTACATCGCCTTCCTGCCAATCACCTGACTGTCTATCCGTCTCAAATACCTTAGTGGGGTCGGCAAAACGACTGATAATTGTTGCCTTCTGAGAAAGCAGACGATTCAAGTAACGCAGGCTCTCCTCAACTGGATAGAGGATACTAATACCCATCCTCTCTCCCTTATCCATAAATGGTAAACGATGCCCATACCATATTACCCAGGGTAACTTACCATAACCATGTTTCTTTGGTCGTAATAACCAATTCCACCCACTACTGGTTGTCCGATAATCGCTGCCTATAAAAGATATGGCAACCGCATGATAAGTATCATCCCAATATCCGATAACCTTCACAATCTTGTCATCTTTGACATCTCGTAAGGCTGCACGCACATCCTTAGCCAAAGTCGTTCGGCCATCAACTCCCTTCAACCATTCATCCTTCACCGCAGAAGCAGGCTTATTCTCAACTGTAATTACATAAGCCCATTCACCTCGCTTCCTCCCTGGGGCAGCATATACCCCTGTAGGGTCAATACTACGTACTGCTACAGGTGATTCGTCTTCCCTAGCCTGTGCATCGTAATATGCCAATAGACAACCCCAACCATCTACCAAAGCGTGCCACAAAGCATCACTTACTTCTTGGTATACGTTGACAACATCCCACAATACATACAGCATGTCCTCCAATTTCTGGGCATCTTCCTTACTCACCTCACGAAAATCAGAGGCTGGAACACTCAATACTGGAGGCTTCGTCATCAACAAAGTGCGAAAGCCTTCCACAATATTAAAGGGCATTGGTGAGATAACCCGTACTTCCTCTGGCCGTTTTTCCAATAAATTACCATCATCATCAAAGAAGGTACTTTCTTCCTTCAGGAAATATAATTCCCGCCAAGCCGCAATATTGCTATTTCGTTGCCTATAAAAATCAGTCATGTAGGTAAACTTTTGCCTAATATCCTGTAACGTTGGTTCTGCCATACCTATACTCCTAACTCAATCTTACCCATACCATAACGTGCCCAAGTACGGGGACGTAGCCTACTTATCCGCTCCACCATCCCATCTGCTTGCAATTCGTCAACCGACTGGAAACCAAACTTCACTACCACAAAATACGACAATGCCTTCAGTAAATGATTAAACCTATCTATCGGCTTACGCCCTCGCGTATCTTTTTCTTGGGCTATATCTTGGGGATACTGATAACGTAACGCCTCCAAGTTTAGATTAACGCATTTAGGATGAAACAGAAAACGTCCAGAATTAACAAACGCAGCAAACGCCTGAATACCAGCATGAATACCTACCTTACGTGCCGCCAATGGTACGCCAGCCATCGCCCAAATGCGCTTTTGCTCCTTCGCATTAACATCAATTACTCCGTACATATCCCCAACACCAACATTATGCCACCATTCTTTTCGACTACATTCTTCAATAATCTCGTAAGTAGTAACTGTGCGAGAATGATATACTTCATCAATCATACAAATAGAAGGCCCAATACCTTCCAGGGTTTTTACCTGGATAGCGGCTACCGCATACACCCCACCAGGGTCAACAGCCACATACACTGGCAAATCAGGGTCATACGTGCATCGGGCCGCATTACCATGAGTTACAACAGACAGATTGGGGTACACTCTTGCCTGGTTAGGAATCGGCATAGCCAAATACCGTGCATTGTAAATGTCCTCCATCCCTTGCTCAGTCAGACGTTTCTTTTGTTGTGCCAACCACTCCTGGTCAACATAAGGATTACCCGTAGTAGGCAAAATAAAACTTTGTATGTCGTATTCATTCTCACCCTGGCCCATGTGAAAGTAGTCTTCAAACCAGGCACCAGCACCAGTCTCAAACGTACCAACCGCCGCAATCCAGCCGCCATAATCCACCAGGCGAGGGACAATGCGGGTATCATACAATTCGTATGGGAAGATGCCGGCTTCATCAATGACCGCGTAATGAAGAGGCTCAGCGTGAAGACTGTCAGGGTTATCTGCAGACTTGAAGTGGAGACTACTACCAGTCCACATATAAACCGCATTATCTCTACTACTATAATGAAACTCGCCTTGTTGTAATCCTCGACGGCGAGGTACTTCTTTATGGTCTAATTCCTCCACCAGCACTCGACGTATCTTAGCCCAACCAGACTTACATAGACTGTAATTAACGGCTATCCACCAACCTCGCGTATCAGGCCATAACAGATATGGTGGGACTTCAAATGTACCTACCGTTTCCGTCTTCCCGCTACGATTACCACCAGCAATGATGCGATGAGTAGCAGTTGAGTGCAAAAAATCACTTTGCTTGGCATACGGATATAACTTGTGTTTATAGGCCAGCCAAATACGCTGCTTTATTTCATACGGAATATGATTACTATCAAGTCCAGGTAATGCCAACTATTTTTGTCCCTCTATTCGTCTCAGTATCGGAATCACATGATTAATCAGGTCACTTCTAGCCAATTGTAGGTTATCATGCATATCTTGTAACGACGTTAATGTGTCCTCAACCACAGCCAATAAACCAGTTAACTCCTTTATATCCCCTTCTACAATACGA